TCCCATCCAGTTTGACAAGGGCGACCCGAATGAGGACTTCGACATCCGCATCAGCTTTGATGTCCTGAACAACGACCCCGAAACCCAGGAGGCCAAGCTCAGTCAGTTTGTCAGCCTGCTGCAACTCGACAAGAACGGGCGCATCAACGCGGACAGCCTGCTGGAGGCGATGGCCGGTTCCATTGACCCCATTATGGCTGACGCCGTCCTCCAGCCCGCTGAACAGGCGCAACAGCAAGTCGTCAAGTTGGTGACGGATGACCTGGCTAAGATTTACGCGGGCATTGAGGCTGGTGCCCGACCCAACGGGGCGCAGATTGCCCTTCAGGTGGTTCAGCAATATGTCGCGCAGCCGGACATCGCCCAGCGCCTTCAGCAGGACGAGGCGTTTAGCGCCCGTCTCCAGAAGTACGCCAGCCAATACCAGTTTGCCTTGACACAAATGCAGAACGCCCAGATTGGTCGCATCGGTACGGCCCCCGCCCAAATGGGCGAGGTTTCCACCCAAGCGATCAATCGATGAACTTTTTTGGGAACAAGAAGCATCCGCTGGAGGAACAGGTTAGGTTCTTGGGGGAGCGGGAGCAGTTTCTGGACTTCCTGGATTGGGTGGCGGCTGGTAAGGAGCACTCCATCAGCCAGTTAGCCAAGGCCCCCGAGGGCAGATTGCGCGAGATTAGCGGCAAGATACAGGTGTATGACGAGATTCTGCATCTCTGTAATTACAACCAACTTCTCTACTTGCGGGCGGTGAAGAGGGCGCAGGGGATTCCAGCTTAATCGGCGGTGTGCTAAACTCGGGGCCTCGCAAGCCCGTGGCGTAAAGACGGCACCCATAATGTCAAAAGAAGTCCAATCGGCTAACGCAGGAGCCGACCCAAAACCTGTGGTCAAAAACATATCAAATAGCGAGCTAATCGCTATGCGGTATAAGGCTATGACGGAGGCTGGAAAGGCGCAAAAACCGCCAGAACAGCCAAAGGAGGAGCCTAAAGAGGTGGTTCCTAGCGAACCTGAAGAGCCCCAGAAAGAGGCCGCGCAAGAAGAGCCCGCGCCTAGTTCCGAGGCCGATCAGCAAGCGAAGGAACAGAAGGTTCTTTCAAAGGACGTTGAGCTGGAAAACATGAGTGAGGCAGAGCTTAGGGAGCTTGCCCAGAAACTCGGTAGCAAAGCCGTCGCAAGGTTTGGCGAATTAACCGCCAAGCGAAAGGCTGCCGAGGAGCAACTGGCCGCTCTCCAAGCCGAGCTAGCGAAGCGTGGTTCAAACCAATTAGAAGCCAAGGTGAGGGACAACCCCTACGCCACCATTGAAAAGCCTGATGAACTTCAAGCGAAGTTCCAGGAAGTTAGTGAGGTTATCGATTGGGCCGACGATCTGCTCGAAAAGGGCGAAGATTTAGGTGCCGAGGACGTTCTGACAAACGTCAACGGCAAGGACTACACTAAGCGAGAAATCAAGGAAGCCCTTAGAAAGGCCCGCAAGGCGAAGGAGGTCTTCTTGCCCGATCAGGACAAGCAGATTAAACTCCTCGCGGAGCGGAAGTCTCTCAAGGAGGCCCTCATTGAGAGGGCCAAAACCGAGCTTCCTTGGCTCCAAGGAGAGGACAATGATGTCCGAAAGCAGTACGAGGCGATGCTGTCTGATGAGCGACTGAAGGGGGTTGAGCGTGCCCTCCCCGACGTTGCCCCGCAGCTTCCCTACCTGCTGGCCCATGCAGCGAACAGCCTGTATGCCCGTCGCGCTGTGGATGCCAAGTCGTCCCCGCGACTCTCCCCCCCGTCTCCCGTGGTAAGCCAATCAGCCGACTCCTCAAAGCCTGAGATCCGTCAGTCAAAGGCCCTGAATGACCTTTCCAGCCGCTTTAACAAAAGCGGTAGTTACAAGGACTTTAAGGCAATCCGTGCTCTTCAAATGTCTCGATCTTAATCCACTACTACAATGGCGTTTTCTAATACCTACAGCGTCACGAACCCCGGTTCTGGCGTTTCCAACCGTGAAGACCTCACGGACGTTCTAACTATTCTGGCTCCCGAGGAGACCCCCGTCCTCTCGCTTGCCAACAAGAGCAAGGCCACCGCCACCTTCAATGAGTGGACTGTGGACGTGCTGGCTGCTCCGTCCTCAACTGGTATCCAGGAGGGTGCGGATGTCTCGACCTACACGGACAAGTTCGCTGGGCGTGCGCGTCTGGGCAACTACATCCAGTTGTTCCGCCGTGATTACATGGTGAGCCAGCTCCAGCAGGCGGTGGAATCGGTTGGACCGGCCCGCATTGCCGAGGCTGAGAGCAAAGCCGTCCGTGAAATCAAGCGTGACATGGAAAAGACGCTGTGCGGCGACCAAGACCGTTCCGTTGAGGATGGTGCGTCAGTCCGCTACGTCACCCGTGGTCTGGGCCTCTGGACCTCCAACACTCCGGGCGCGGATGTTCCCTCGAACTTCCGCACTCCGACAGCCTCCATCCACTCCTCTGGCGTTCTGACGGAGAATGCGTTCAACGGCCTCATCGCCTCCATCTTCACCCAGACGGGTACGGTGGATGCGCTGTCGCTGGTTGCTGGCACGACCCTGCGCCGCACGGTTAGCGGCTTCGCTCGGTCGGACAACAACACGAACGAGAACGTCTACCACGTCAACCAGATGGCGGCGGACAAGGAAATCACCCTTGCGGTGAACACCTATGACTCCGACTTCGGAATCATCACCGTCATCAATGGCAATCCCGCCTGCTTGCCGAATGAGTTGCGTGGCTACATCATCAACCCGGATTACATCGGGGTTGCGGAACTGATGAGCCTTGGCTCGACCCGCGTCCCGGATCAGGGTGGTGGTGCCCGTGGGTTTGTGGACGGCGCGATTGCGCTTCAGGTCTACAGCCCGCTGGCCCACGGCAAGATTACCGTGGTTGCCTAATAGGCTCCCTCGTCTAACAAGAGCCCGTGTGGTAGAATAGCCACACGGGCTTTTTTATGAACATCATCACGTCCCTCCCCCGCTATTCTGACGGTGAAGTCAACCGTGCCTTGATGCGGGAGATTCAAACCGGCATTTCCCTAAAGCAGGCTTGGGAGGGCGAGCGGGAGAAGATTTGCGCCCAACACGCCAAGAATGTGAAGGCGAGTGAGCCGTTAAGTTTCAAAAGCCTGCGGTGCTTGGCGGTCACCCCAAGCTGGGAGTGGTTCAATTTGCGCCGCAAGTATGGCGCTCAGGCCATGCACGACCGTGGGTTCATCAGGGACTACCAGAAGCGTTTCCCGCACCTGGCCCCCAATAAAATCTGATGCAAGACATCACCTATTCGAGCGTCTATGGGCAAGTGAAGGCTTTGGCCGGGGTCACGGACTTCACGGCAGAGGAGCAGGCGCTTATCACGACCATCATCAACCGGAGGTCCAAGTTGGCCTATTCAGCGTCCGACTTCTGGCCCCGGTGGTTGGTGGTGGGGGAGTCCCGCAATTACGCTTCCACGACGGTGACCGCCGGGTCTTTTGTCGTCGGATTGACCTACACCATCCTAACGGTGGGCAGCGGCACCAACTGGACCAGTATCGGGGCCTCATCGGCCACGGTGGGGGTGGTTTTTGTGGCTACCGGGGTTGGGACGGGCAACGGGACGGCCACCCTTAACAGCAACATAGTGCCTTACACCCAGGCTGGGCTTTCCAACATCGACACCTACCTACGCATCCATAAGAGTTATCAGCCGTTCTATCTGTATTCCTCGATTGAGGTGGAATACTACGTTGACAGCCAAGGTGCTCATGTAGTGGGAGATAGATCGCCTTCCGCCTCTACGTTTGTCACTTACAAAAAGGAGTGGAATGGCCCCTATACCACCGCAGCCACCAACATCCCGGAGGAGTGGGAAGACTATCTCGGTCACGGGACATATGCCGACTTCCTTCGCCTTGACGCTCAAAACGAAAAAGCCCTTATTGAGGAGAAGGTTGCAGAGGGCATCCTCAATGAGGCGTTGATGCGGGTTGATGTCACCAGGTCTTCGGGCATTCTTGCCCATCGCATTTCAACTACCATCAGCCGCTCCTCTCGGCGCAACTAAATGCTAGAATAAACACATGGCTAACGCAAAAATCGTCAACACCCCCTCTCAGGCTATTGCCCAGAGCGGGACCACCCACACGCAAGTGACCATTGGTAGCACGGCTGCGGCCATTTGTGGGTCTTTGAATGCTGGCACCACCCACGTTTTTGTGCAGTTTACGGGGGCCAATGCCCGCGTGACGTTTGACGGGTCCACCAATCCGACAACCTCGTTGGGTTTCCAGTATCCCGACGGTTCCACGGCCTATTGGACGCGGACGATGGCCTTGGCGGCCAAGGCTATTCGGGACGACTCCACGAATGTGGTGGTAGAGGTGCAGGAGCTTAACTTTCTGTAATGGCTAATGTTTTTGAGACCTCCCTGTTGACGCGGCCAAGCGCCGTCAATAATCGCGTAAGGCCGCAGTTTTCGGATTCGGCCTTTTGGTCGGCGGTTTTGATTAGCACTCCCGATACTCCTGCCCCGCCGTTAATCCAATACACTCTGGTTACGGGTACAGGAGATGAGCTTGTGGATGAGTTTACCAACCAGCTAGTAGCTGTTTCCTAAAATGCCTAACATTCGTTTCAAAGACCTTCCCACGACGGCCTCCAGCACGTCCTCCGACGACTTCCTTGGCGTAGATGGGGCGACGAACGGCACGCGCAAGCTGAACGCCTTCAGCCCCAGCTTTGGCGGCAACGCGACGGTGGGCGGCAACCTGACGGTGGGAAATGGCTCTGCGGCGATTGTTCAGTTTCTCAATCGAGGGACGACCTCGCAGTCTAATTTAATAAAATGGCAAACGGCAGGTGCTGATAATTGGTCTATAGGCTCTGGCGCAACTAGCACAAACACCAATCTTGAGTTTTACAACCATAACACCGCTAGCTCCAACCTCACGCTGAATCAGTCTACGGGAGCAGTCACCCTCTCGGGCAACCTCACCGTCAGCGGCGCGGGCAACAGCAGCGTGGCGGGCAATCTGTTGTTTAATACTAGCACGGCTCGCGGAATACTCACCATTAACAAGACCGCCAACGATACTCTTTCCACGGCAAACGCGGCGGCGTTTATCGGTCAGCCGGATAATTTGGAAGCTGGTCTGCTTATGCAGCAGACGGCGTCTAGCCCGTACTCGTTCGTCCTACAGGCTCGCAGTCCCTCCGGTATTTACCAGTTCCCGATCTCGCTCAATCCGCAAGGCGGCAACCTCCTCGTCGGCAAGAGTACTCCTGACGGCGGGCAGAAGTTGCAGGTGGCGGGAACGGCAGACATAACAGGAGCCACCACGGTGGGCGGCAACCTCACCGTCAGCGGCACGACGGGCAGTTCGTTTGGGCCGATTTCGCGTACAAATGGAACCAATGTAACTGGACTTACGTTGAGCGATAATCTGATTTCGCCTTCTACTGTTGGTTTTGGACTTCAGATTCGTGGTACCAGCAATAACGGTGCAGTTGTTTCGGCCATCGGTTTTGAAAATGGCGGAAGCGGCACGAACAACGAGTCGCAATTTTCTGTTTACACTCAAAACGTTGCCAATGCTTTAACGCGACAATTGTTAATTGGTTCAACCGGC